TGTCAACCGGGTTTTTGATAACCTGTATAACGAGGATTAAACATGACTGTATCAGGATCAAAAGATTTTGAGTTAGATGTAGCAGAATACATTGAAGAAGCTTTTGAGCGTTGCGGTCTTGAGGTTCGAACAGGGTATGATCTTAAAACAGCAAAACGGTCCCTTAATCTCATGCTTGCTGAATGGGCTAACAGAGGCTTGAATCAGTGGACAATAAAACAACGGACTCAAACGGTTACACAAGCTGATGGAGAGTATGATCTGGGTGCAGATGTTATAGATGTTCTGTCTTTAGTGGTTCGAAGGGATGATACTGACTTTGCTTTGACTCGCGTAAGCAGAGATACTTTTTTATCAATTCCTGTAAAAACAACTCAAGGAAGGCCGTCTCAGTTTTTTCTTGACAGGCAAATTACTCCAAATTTGAAGGTATGGCCTGTCCCAGACAATAGTACAGATGTGATTGTTTATGATGCTCTCACGAGGATGGACGATGCCGATGCGCAAGTAAACACATTAGACATGCCTTTTAGGTTTTATCCATGTTTAGCTGCGGGTTTGGCTTATTATATTGCCTTAAAAAGAGCGCCAAATCGTTTACAGCTTTTGAAGGCTGTTTACGAAGAAGAATTTGAAAGGGCTATGGCAGAGGATCGAGACAGAGCATCTTTTAATGTGGTGCCGCAATTTCAGTATTTTAGGACAACTTAATGACAAAGTTTGCCTCTGGAAAAAATGCTTACGCAATATCGGATCGGTCTGGTTTTCGGTATCGATACAAAGATATGCGCCGGGAATGGAATGGGGCATTAGTTGGTAAAGATGAGTTTGAAAGAAAACAGCCGCAACTGGGACCATTTCGTAAAGTTATTGATGCTCAAGCTTTGCAGGATGCCCGTCCGCCACAAAACGTAGCCTCTGAAAGAGCTATTCAGTATGGTTTTATGCCTGTTGGTTTTCAGGAAATAGCAGGAATTACCCCGGCTAATAATTTAGTGGCGACAGGTGCCGTTGGCACCGTTGTTGTAAATGTAATTGGTGCTCAAGTTTCTCTCACAGGAGTGGCGGGTTCTGGTGAAATTGGTAGCGTGACCGTTATTGACAATTCGGAAACTTTTGACAGTACAGCAGTCACATTAGATTCAACATCACAGACATTTGACGAGGGATAGAACATGGCAAAACAAACAGTAGGTATTGGTTCATCTGCTAACGACGGGACAGGGGACACCCTTCGTGTAGGTGCGGATAAAATAAATGACAACTTTAATGAGATTTATGCTGCGTTAGGTAACAGTTCTGATGTTCTCACTGATATAATTGATTCGAATGGGTTACTAGATGTTAGCTCTGGTGCTAACAAAATAGTGTTTTATTATGCAGCTTTAAGTGATTTACCAAGTGCTTCTACATATCATGGCGCTGTGGCTCATGTTCATGCGACTGGAGGATTGTATTTTGCGCATGGCGGGGCATGGCTTCGTTTAAATGATGAAACATCTGGTCCTGTAACAAAATACACAGCGGGAACAAGTGGTTCATCGGCTTATACTTTTACTGGCCCTGGAGCTACTGCGGGTAACAACCCAAATTTTGTTTTTTACTGTGGACACACTTATTTAATTGACAATACTGCAAATGTATCAAGTCATCCTTTACAGATAAGAACATCTGACGGTGGGTCTGCTTTTACAACGGGTGTCACAGAAAATTATAATTCAACTACAGGGTTGACGCAATTTATTGTGCCACATGAACCAAGTGATACATCTCTAGTATATCAATGCACTAATCATAGTGCTATGGTAGGAAACATAACAATAGTGACAACAAATTGAGTATGATATGAGTTTTACATATGCACAATTAAAACAGGCTCTACAAGATTATACAGAAAACACAGAAACTTCTTTTGTAACTAATTTACCTGTGTTTATTAGGACCGCCGAGGAACGTATTTTAAAAAACGTGCAGTTAAGTCTTTTCAGAAAAAATGTAAGTGCGAGTACAGTGGCCTCAAATAAATTTTTAACGTGCCCGTCTGATTTTCTAGCTCCTTTTTCTTTAAGTTTAGCAGGATCTAATAGTGAAAGTTTTTTTGTTGATTTTAAAGATCCAAGTTTTTTACAAACTTACACTCCTAACGCCTCTTCAACGGGATCTCCAAAATATTATGCACAGTTTGATGTAGATCATTTTTTCTTAGCACCAACTCCTGATGCCGCATACACTGCGGAACTTCATTATTATTATCGTCCCAACAGTTTAACCGCGGGTTTAGATAGCGGTACTACATGGTTAAGTATAAATGCTGAAATGTCTTTACTATATGGTTCTTTAATTGAAGCTTATATTTACATGAAGGGTGAATCTGATGTAATGAATTTTTACAACCAACGGTTTCAAGAAGCCCTGATTGGAATCAAACTTCTTGGAGAGGCAAAAGAAACCACAGACGAATATCGAACTGGTAAAGTAATAAGGGCTAAACAATAATGTTTAAAATAGATGTAAGTGTGCCACGGTATGATAGTGTAGTAGGTATTAATACTACAGAAAATCGTGGTTTTACCCCAGATGAACTTGCGGAACAGTGTGTCCAAAAGATCATATCGGTCTCCGATAGCACCCATCCTGGTGTTAGAGACCAAGCCCGTGCTTTTTCTAAGCACATTGAAACGCTTGTTGCAAATTACATGCGACAGGCTATTCGTAGTGACCGAACAACTGTGTGTAATGCGCTTGTTGATTCAGGTCATCCCCAACTGGCTGAACTTATAAGGAGACTTTAATATGGCCTTTTCTGGAAATGCAATGTGTACCTCTTTTAAGAAAGAACTTCTTGAAGGTGGTCACGACTTTAAAAACAGCGGTGGAGACACTTTTAAACTTGCTTTGTATACGAACAGTGCTTCATTTGACGCAGCCACTACAGCGTATACGACCTCAAATGAGGTATCTGCCTCTGGTTCTTATTCAGCGGGCGGCGGAACGTTATCTCGTGTAGATCCAACAACAGGGGGCACTACAGCGTTCACTGATTTTGCTGATCTAACTTTTACTTCCGCAACGATTACCGCTCGTGGTGCTTTAATTTACAATACTACTGAAGGCGGAGGATCTGGCACAACAAATACTGTGGTGGTCTTGGACTTTGGTTCTGACAAAACATCAACATCAGGGGATTTCCAAATAGCATTTCCCGCAGCGGCAGCGGGAACTGCAATCATTAGAATTGCTTGATTGTAATAGGAGATCGTTGCGATGGCACTTGTTGTTAAAGATCGTGTAAAAGAGACCACAGCAACTACAGGAACTGGAACTCTGACATTGGCGGGAGCCGTGGCAGGGTTCCAAACCTTTACGTCTGTTCTCTCTAATGGTGATACTACTTACTACGGTATATTTGAAAGCACTACAGGAGAGTTTGAGGTTGGGCTTGGTACGTTTACTTCGTCTGGCACAACGCTTGCTCGAACAACAATCTTAGAAAGCTCTAATTCAGGTAATGCCGTAAACTTAACGGCAGGGGCGGCGGATGTATTTATTACGCAACCTGCTGAAAAAGCTGTGTATCTGGATGGAAGTGGACACATAGCCACCGCAGATGGGCGCAATGTAACTAACGTAGCTGCGTCTACAGCAGGTACAGTCACAACGGCTGCACAACCTAACATCACATCATTAGGCACACTAACAACATTAACCGTAGATGACATCACGATCAATGGCTCAACCATTAGTGATGGTGGCGACCTAACTTTAGATGCAGCAGGTGAGATTGTCCTTGATGCTGATGGTGGCGATATTATTTTTAAAGATGGTGGAACACAGTTTGGTGTGATTTTTCAGTCATCCAATCACATGTATATTCAATCTAGTATTAGCAATGGTGACATTATCTTTAGGGGTAACGATGATGGCACAGCAGGTACAGAAGCCCTTAAACTAGACATGTCAGATGCAGGGGCGGCTACGTTTAATTCTACAGTTACAGCTAACGCAGGAATAAATGTAGACAATATCAATATAAATGGCACACAGATATACTTATCTTCTGGTGATTTTACTATAAATTCAGCAGCAGGTGATATTATTCTTGATGCTGATGGTGGTGA